AGATAAGACGCTACAGGGTCGCCCAAGTGCATTTGATCGCATCAATGTTCGTCGCTTGTTTATCGTACTAGAAAAGGCGATTTCCGCAGCTGCTCGTTCAAGTCTCTTCGAATTCAATGATGAGTTTACAAGAGCACAGTTCGTAGCACTCGTTGAGCCATTCTTGCGCGATGTCCAGGGTCGTCGCGGTATCTATGACTTCCGTTGTGTTTGTGACGAAACAAACAATACGCCAGAAGTTATCGACCGCAATGAGTTTATTGGCGATATCTACATCAAACCAGCAAGAAGCGTAAACTTCATTCAGTTGAACTTTGTCGCTGTTCGCAGTGGCGTAGCATTCGACGAGATCGTTGGACGCTTCTAATAAATAGAATAGGATAAAGTCAGGAGAATACAATGGCTTTTAATGTATCTGAATTTCGTTCTCAAATGCAGTTTGATGGCGCTCGCGCTAATCTATTTGAAGTCGAAATGAATTTTCCGTTTTTTGCTTTGCCAGGAAACGCAGCAAGAAAATTGCGTTTCGTATGTAAAACTGCTCAGATCCCAGGATCAACAGTTGGTGTGGTTCCAGTACAATACTTCGGTCGCGAAGTAAAGTTTGCTGGCAATCGTACATTTGCAGACTGGACTGTGACAATATTAAATGATGAAGATTTCGTTGTTCGCAATGCCTTTGAGCGTTGGATGAACGGTATCAATTCTCATCGATTTAATACTCGATCAGCTGCTGCGGCAACACCAGTTTCATATGGAACTGATGCCACTGTTAGACACTACGGCAAAACAGGTAAGGTTATTAAATCTTACAAGTTTGTTGGTTTATTCCCAAATGATCTCGCTCCAATCGACCTAGACTGGGGCAACAATGATGCTATCGAAGAATACTCAGTGACGTTTGCTTATCAATGGTGGGAAGCAGCTGCCGAAAGTGTTATCTAATCGCCTCGGTCGATATTTTATCATGGAGTTAATTTATGGCAGGGATTAATCTATTCGGGTTTCAGATTGTTCGTGAAAAACCCACAGAACAATTACAACCATCTGTAACTGCACCAACTACTGATGATGGTGCAGTTACAGTCACATCTGGTGGTTATTTTGGCACCTATCTAGATCTCGAATCCAGTTTTAAAAACGAGAATGATTTAATTACAAGATATCGCGAGATGTCTATGCAGCCAGAACTTGAGTCTGCTATCGATGATATTGTCAATGAATCTATTGTGCATGATGAGAAAGGTAAGTCAGTTACTATTATTCTAGATGATCTGGATCAACCAGACAATATTAAAGAAATGATTCGCAAAGAATTCGATGCGATTCTACAACTTCTAGACTTTTCAAACAATGGTGCTGATATTTTTCGTCAATGGTATATCGATGGTCGCGTATTCTATCAAGTTTTAATTGATGAAAAACAACCTAAACTTGGTGTTCGCGAACTAGTTTATCTTGATCCTAGAAAAATTAAAAAAATTCGAATCGTTGATAAGAAAAAAGATCCTAGAACTGGAATTGAAGTTGTTGTTGGCGCTAGAGAATTTTATGTTTACAATGATAAGGCATCAAATTTAGGACAAACATTTATATCTTCTCCAACTGATGCTGGTGTAAAAATTGCTGCTGATGCAGTAATTAATGTTAACTCTGGTTTATTAGATCCAAAACGTCAAATGGTTTTGGGTTATCTACATAAGGCAATTAAACCACTCAATCAATTACGCATGGTTGAAGATGCGATTGTTATCTATCGTATTTCTCGTGCGCCAGAACGTCGTGTGTTCTATATTGACGTTGGCAACATGCCTAAAGTTAAGTCAGAACAATATCTCCGTGATATTATGACGAAGTTCCGTAACAAAGTTGTCTATGATTCTTCAACTGGTGAAGTCAAAGATGATCGCAAGTTTATGTCAATGATGGAAGACTTTTGGATTCCACGTCGCGGCGAAGGTAAATCAACAGAGATTACTACGTTACCAGCTGGCGAAAATCTTGGTGAACTTGCTGACGTTAAATATTTCGAACAGAAACTTTATAAATCATTAAACGTTCCAGTTTCTCGTTTAGAATCTCAATCTGGATTTACATTGGGAAGATCAACAGAAATTACTCGTGATGAACTAAAGTTTATGAAGTTTATTGAAAAACTTCGTTCAAAATTTACGCTTATGTTTGATGAATTGATGGAACGTCAATTAGCACTCAAGGGTATTTGCTCTGTTGATGAGTGGAATGAATTAAAGCAAAAGATTCACTACGACTTTCTAAAAGATAATAATTTTGCTGAACTCAAACAAACAGAATTGCTTGCAGGCAGATTACAGGTTATGCAACAAATTGATCCATATGTTGGAGTTTACTTCTCTAAAGATTGGATACGAAAGAAAGTATTGAATATGGACGAGGAAGAAATTAAAGAAATTGCTGCACAAATTGAGCAAGAACAAGCAGATGAACCTGCAGCTCCAGAAATTTCTGGTGATGCGATTGCTGCTCCTGTGCCTGCTGCAGCACCGATTCCTCAGACTCCTCAAGCAAATGATATTAATAATTTATTTAAATTACAATTGGCTAAATAATTGGAGATATTATGGATACGGTAGAATTAATCAATTTAGCAATAGCTGGTGACAAAGAAGGATTATCAGCAGCATTTAATAATGCTATGGCTGCTAAAGTTAGTGACGCATTAGAAATTAAAAAAGTAGAAATCGCATCTAACCTATTAGGTACAGAAAATTCAGATGAAACTACAGACGCTACGCATGAAGTTGACGGAACAGATGGAGACGCAAACCTCCAGCTCGAGCCAGCAACAGAACCTGCAGAAACAGAATAGAACCAATACTCAGCGTATTGCTCAGTTAATTCGCGCTGGTTTGATGAAAACCAGTGAGTTGCCTGCACTTAAAGTTGCGATGGCGCGTCATGCTAAAGTTGGTGATGTTGCAAAATTACCAAAAAATCAACGCGATATATTAGATCGATATTACAAATCAACATCAACTGCGGCACTTGGATCACAACAATCTGTTGCTGCAGTTCGCCGTAATATTATGAGTGGATATGAAATTTCTCGTGATGACTATCTTACAGAAGCAACATTTAGTGATCCTCCTATGATGCTAATATTAAAGCGTCAAGGCATTCGTATTTTCCCAGATGGTAAACGAGTTGCTTTATACAAGAGCGAAAAACTTGGAATGTCAATCACTGTTCCATATTCTTCTAATGGACCTGAGAAAGAATTAGCTGGTGTGTCAGAAGAAGTTGGAGATGTAATGGAAAGTCTTGAACAAGTTGCAAAATTTGCTCAACAAGATAACGTTACATCGAATTCTAGACACTTTAAATTTGCCGATGGTTCAAAGTTAAAAGTCAGTCACGGTGCAGCAAAAGCCATTCATATGGTGCATGGTGCATTAAATCCAGAGAATCAAAAGAAATTTGCTGATATGCTTACAACGCCAAAAGGTTTTGAAAAAGCAGCACACTTTGCATTGAGTAAAGTTCAATTCACTATTGGTGGAAAATGAGTTTAGTTTCAGAAACAGTAAGACAAATTATTGTTGAAGCAAACGTTCAGAAATTAGGGCGTAAAAAACTTGTTCGTGCGCGTGTGCGCGGCGGAAAAGTACAGCGTCGCAAAGTTGTTTCAGCAGTCAAAGGATATACAATTCGTGGTGGTAAGTTGACTAAAATGACTTCTGCTGAACGTCAAAAAAGGAAAATTTCACAACGTAAAGCAAAAATAAAGCGCAAAGCAAAAGCAGCTCGCGCACTCATTAAAAGAAAACGTTCGCTCAGAAAACGCGCATCAATAGGGTTAAAGTAATGAAATTAATCACAGAAACAATTGAATCCGTAAAGATGATCACCGAGGAAAAAAACGGTGTAAAGTCTTTGTTCATTCAAGGTCCATTTCTAGTTGCAGAAACTAAGAATAGAAATGGTCGTATGTATAAGACCGACACTCTTGCAAAAGAAGTCGAGCGTTACAACGAAGAATATGTGACCAAAAATCGCGCATTCGGCGAACTAGGTCACCCAGATTCACCTAGCATTAATCTAGATCGCGTTTCTCATCTTATTACTTCATTGAAGCAAGAAGGCAATCAATGGATTGGTAAGGCAAAAATTCTTGAAACACCAATGGGTAAGATCGCCAAATCCCTTATGGAAGGTGGTGCTACTCTTGGTGTATCGTCACGTGGCATGGGTTCACTTAAAGAAGTGAATGGTGTCAATGTGGTACAAGACGATTATTATCTAGCCACAGCGGCAGATATCGTAGCGGATCCATCCGCACCAGGCGCTTTTGTACAAGGCATTATGGAAGGTAAAGAGTGGGTATGGGATAACGGTAAGGTCAAGGAAATTGACATTAATCGTTATTATGAAGATATTAAAAAAGCCAAACAAAAGCAATTAGATGAAGTTGCATTGAAGATATTCTCGAACTTCGTGTCAAAACTTTAAATTTTATAAATATATTTACTTCTTTAGGAGTTATAACCAATGAGTAAGACATTATCAGAATCTGCTGCTGAAATTCTAAAAGCATCACTTGCATCTGCAAGCAAAGAACCAGCGGCAAAATTACCAGCCGAAGAGGACGATCTCGGAGGCGCAACAGAAACAGATCCAGCTGGTGGCGAAGTCGGTAAGAAGGCTGCTGCTAGCGTTACTGTTGCTGCTAAACCAGCAGCAAAGGGTGATGCAAAGGCTGCAAAAACTGACGCTATGGAAGAAGTTCAAGCTGATGAAACAGCTGAAGTCTTCGCCGAAGATGTTTCTGAAGAAGAAGTCGTTGAAGTTTCAGAAGAAGAACTAGTAGAAGCCAAGAAGAAGATGAAGATGGACATGGTTGCCAAGCACAAAGGCTCAATGGCAGAAGATGTCGACGCTCTTTTCAATGGCGAATCTCTCTCTGAAGAATTTCGCACAAAAGCAACAACAATTTTTGAAGCAGCAGTTCAATCGCGCGTTGAAAAGATTGTTGAAGATGTCATCAACGAAAACGATGAAATCCTAGCAGAAGCTGTAGAAGAAATCAAAACAGAACTTGCAACACAAGTTGATGAGTATCTCAACTATGTTGTTGAGCAATGGATGGAAAACAACGCAGTAGCAATCGAATCAGGTCTACGCGCAGAATTAACTGAAGACTTCATCAATGGTCTTAAGAATCTGTTCGCAGAACACTATATCGACATTCCAGAAGAAAAACTAGAAGTCGCTGAAGAACTTGCTGCTAAAGTTGTTGATATGGAAGAGTCAGTTGCTGTTTATGAAGCAACACTCGCCGATCTATCAAAAGAACTAAACGAAGCAAAGAAGCATGAAGCAATTCGCAAGATTTGTGAAGGTCTAACCGAAGTACAAATCGGCAAAATGAAATCGCTCGCAGAGGGCGTGGAGTTCACCACAGAGGGTGAGTTTAATAATAAACTCGCAGTTATTCGCGAGAACTACTTCCCAGTTAATAAAGTGAAAAGTGAGGTAAAGGTTGCTGAAGAGACGTCAGAAGCACAACCTGAAGTAGAAACACCTGCATATATGGATCGTTATGTTAAGGCAATTTCAAAAACACTACCAAAGTGAATTATAACTTAGAACGGAGAAATCTATCATGTATCTAAACGAAACACATGCAAAGAAGTGGGCTCCAGTTCTTGATCACCCAGAACTCCCAAAGATCAGCGATCCATACAAGCGCGCTGTGACTGCCCTAGTTCTCGAGAACCAAGAACGTGCCCTTCAAGAAGAAGCAGCCAATTATGGTCGTTTGTTCGAAGCAACACCAGTAAACGTTGCTCCAACATCACCATCTTCAGGCAATATCCAAGGCTTCGACCCAATCCTAATCGGATTGGTACGTCGTGCTCTTCCAAACCTAATGGCATATGATATCTGTGGCGTGCAGCCAATGACAGGTCCAACAGGACTTATCTTCGCAATGCGCACACGTTACTCAGCACCAGACGGTTCAGAAGCATTCTACAACGAAGCAAACACAGTGTTCGCAGGAACAAACGGCAATGGTACAGTTGCAAACGCAATCGTATCACTCAGCCAGAACGTTGCTGCAATGACAATGGCAAACACTGGTACAGGCGACACAACTGCAAACTTCGAAACGAAGAATATGGCAAATATGGCGTTCTCAATCGAGCGCGTATCTGTCACAGCAAAGACACGTGGTCTACAAGCATCCTACACAATGGAACTTGCACAAGACCTCAAGGCAATTCACGGTCTAGACGCAGAAACAGAATTGACAAATATTTTGTCAACAGAAATTCTTGCAGAAATCAACCGCGAAGTTGTTCGTACAGTCTATGCTACAGCAAACGTCGGCATCCTAGGAGCTGCAACAGCAGCATTCAACCTATCAAGCAACACTGATACATCAGGTCGCTGGCAGGTAGAAAAGTACAAGAGCCTCCTATTCGCAATCGAACGCGCAAGCAACAAGATCGCGAAGGATACACGTCGTGGTAAGGGCAATCTCCTCATCGTTTCAACCGATGTGGCTTCAGCTCTTGCAATGACAGGTCTTCTTGACTATAACTCAGCACTATCAAACAACACCAACCTAACTGTTGACGATACAGGCAATACCTTCGCAGGTACGCTATTCGGACGCATTAAGGTTTATGTTG